AAATGGGCGCTTCGGACGACATCAAGAGCACGACGGGTCAATATGATTCGAGTCTCGGCGCAACCAGCAATGAGCGGTCTGGCCGGGCTATTCTCGCGCGTGAGAAGCAAGGCGATACGGGCACGTATCACTACGTAGACAACCTGGCGCGGGCTGTGCGGCACATTGGCCGTCAGATCATTGATATGGCGCCGAAGATCTATGACACGCAGCGCATTGCGCGGATCATTGGCATGGATGGCGAGACCAAGATGGCCAAGATCGATCCTACGCAGCAGGAGCCTGTGCGTAAGATTGAGGATCAGAACGGCGTTGTGATTGACAAGATATACAACTTGGGCGTGGGCAAGTATGACGTTTGCGTCACGACGGGCCCGAGCTACATGACCAAGCGCCAAGAGTCTTTGGATGCGATGAGCCAGTTGTTGCAAGGCAATCCGCAGTTGTGGGCTGTGGCTGGTGACTTGTTTATCAAGAACATGGACTGGCCTGGGGCTGAGGAGATGGCAAAGCGGTTCTCCAAGACCATTGATCCTAAGTTGCTGTCTGACGATGACAAGTCGCCAGAGTTGCAAGCTGCTGAACAGCAGATCCAGGCGATGGGGCAGGAGATGGAGCAAATGCACCAGATGCTTCAGAACGTGTCGAAGTCTATGGAGGCTCAAGAGCAGCGCAGGCAGGACTTTGAGGCTCAGATCAAGGCATTTGATGCCGAGACCAAGCGTATCAGTGCTGTGCAGGCTGGTATGACGCCTGACCAGATCCAAGATATTGTGATGGGTACGATTTCGGCGGCATTGGACACGGGTGACTTGATTGGGCAAATGCCTAGCCGTGAGTCGATGAATGCGGGAATGCAAATGCCTCAAGAAGGAATGCAAAATGAAGGCTTCTGATTTCGTAGGGATGCTGTTTTTGGCGCGGGATGTCGCGCACTCGGTGCATCTGAATACTCGTAGCTTTGCCAAGCACATGGCTTTGCAGGGCTTTTACGAGGAGGTCGTTGGGCTGGCGGATAACTTTGCTGAAGCCTACCAAGGCAAGTATGGCCTGATGGGGCCCATCTCTTTGATGTCCGCCAAGAAGACCGGCAACATTGTTGAGTTCTTGCAAGATCAGATGGACGAAATTGAGGCGGAACGCTTCAAAATTGTGGATAAAGACTGCACGCCGTTGCACAATATCATTGATGAGATCGTTGCTCTGTATCTCTCGACTCTCTATAAACTACGCTTCTTGGCGTGAGGTAATATGATGGAACTTCTTCGTCCCCTTTCTGATGCCAACTACCCCGCACGCACGGTGGCCTATACTGACACTGCGGGGAGCACATCGACGTGGGCCCCAGGGCCTGAAGGTGTGGTGGTTTGGTCCACGACTCCTTGCTATGTGGCTGTTGGAGTGGGCGTCACGGCGACGACTTCAAGCACTCCAATTCCTGCCTACACGCCGATCCCGTTCTATTTGGAGCCTGGGTCTGGCGCACCGTGGCGCGTAAGTGCAATCCGCATCGGTGACAGCGGAAGCATTTACTGTAAACCGATCAACATTCGATGAGCTGGGGTATCGGCCTTCGCAACTCAGTGGCAATTGGCCTAGCGGGGATTGTCACACTTTTCTCTGGCACCCGCGATAGTGGGTCGTCTGTAAGCAACCTTCTCACCGAATCAGGCGACAACCTCGTGCAAGAGGATGGCGGCTTGATCTTGTTGGAGTAACCGATGGCCGTTCTTCTCTCTCCTGTGGGCGGCGTCGCAGCCCAGTTCTTTGACAACAACGGCAACCCACTGACGGGTGGCAAGCTCTACAGCTATTCAGCCGGCACAACGACGCCTGCGGCCAATTACACCAGTTCATTGGGCACAACCGCCCATCCAAACCCGATTGTGTTGGATGCGGGGGGCAGAGTGCCTGGCGGGGAAATCTGGCTGACGGACGGGGTGATTTACAAGTTTGTCTTGCAGACCAGCACCAACGTGCTGATTGCTACCTACGACAACATCGTTGGTATCAACTCCAACTTCGTCAACTACACCACTGAGCAAGAAATCCAGACGGCCACTGCGGGCCAGACGGTGTTCAACTTGGCTACTACTCAGTATCAGCCTGGGACCAACAGCCTGAGCGTGTTTGTGGACGGCGTGAACCAATACGGTCCAGGAGCTCAGTACGCCTACCTTGAGACTGACAGTGACACGGTAACGTTTGTGACCGGCCTGCACGTTGGCGCCAGCGTTAAGTTCACCACGACGACACAGACTACCGGCAACGCGACTGATGCGTCTGTGGTGACATATGACCCACCGTTTGCCAACTCTGTCGTTACAGACGTTGAGGCGAAGTTGGCGCAAACCGTCAGTGTTAAAGACTTTGGGGCTGTTGGGGATGGGGTGACGGATGACAGATCGGCAATTCAAGCCGCCTTGGATGCCTCACAAAATGTGTATTTTCCAACGCCCAGCGTTTCATATTACATATCCGATTCAGTATCGCCAAGAAGCAATACATTAATTTATGGCGATGGGTTTTCAACGCACATTCAAGTGCCAAACGGATCGGTGAATTGTTTTTACGTAAACGGGGTATCGGGCGTAATCATCCGTGATTTGAAAATTTCTACAAAAGCACAGACCAACGCCACGGCTTATAAGTGCGGGGTGTTGGCTTACAACAGCTCTAACGTCATTGTTGAAAACGTGTTGATGTTTAACATGGGGCATTGGGGCGTTGCTTTATACAATTCTGGAAATTCAATTGTGCGCGGTTGCAGATTTGCAACTTGGTTTGGTGCGGTGCAAGACAGTGCCGCAATTGCTGTTTACAACAATTCAAACAACAATTTGATTGAAGAAAATTATTGTTTAGCCAATAGCGACCACGGAATCTTTGTTCAAGACCCCTATGTTGGCGCAACACCTACCGGTAACTCAATTGTCAACAACAGTGTTTCCGGCGCAAAAGCGGATGGCATTACTTTTTATGTGACTACCGCTTATGACACTCAAACACTGATTTCGGGAAACCGCATTTACGATATTTTGGGGACAGCGTTAAGCGGTTTAAGCGGGCACGGAATTTACATTCAGTCGGCTGGCGGGGCTATTGTCACGAACAACACACTGAACAACTGCTGCATAAACACCACGGGGTTTGAGACTCAAGTTGTAGCCGCAATTGGTGTTGCCACTGGAGATATTGCTACATATCCGACAGGCACGATTAGTGAAGTAATTGTTTCTAACAACCATATCACCGCGCAGCGCGGCCCAGGCATTTCTGTGCAAACTTGTGGCGTCCCTGTTCAAGTTGATGGAAACATAATTCTATCTACTGGCACAACCGCTGTTCGTGGCGAAGCAATTTATTGCTTAAACGCCGATGGTGTGCAAATTAAAAACAACACTATCAAACACTTCAACACAAATTACAGCGCAATTGGTGTCGGCGCATCGGCGTTAACATTGGATGGAATTTCCGTTGTTGGAAATAGAATTCGTGGAACAAAATATGGCATTTCTTTTAATCCAGTTGGCGGTGGCGCTTACACTAACGTCGTCATAACCGGAAACATTATCAGCGGGTTGTCAGATAATGCTTTGTATGTGCAAGACATCACAGGATTGCAAATTTCAAACAACAACTTGTCATCAACCGGATTAGTTTTTGCTTTAAACAGTTGTCCAAAAACTCGCCTAACAGCCAATAGGTTTTTTTCAAGTTTTGTTAGTTTTGCGATTTCATTTGCTGGTTCGGCTGGTGCAAACGCAGGAACAATTGTTGATGAATCAAATGATTTGTCGGGCGTTGTTGAAAATTCCAGCACCACATCGACCGGCGTAATTATCAGTCAATATGGGAGCGCAGCACCAGCCGGTTCAGGCTATTGGAACGTGGGCGACCGCGTAATCCAGTCTGTGCCTGTTGTCGGTAATCCAAAGAGCTGGCGCTGCACCGTGGCCGGCAATCCTGGCACTTGGGTGTCTGAAGGCAATCTTTAACTAAGAATAAATCATGGCCGATAAGAAAATCTCTGCCCTTACAGCAGCATCCACTCCGCTTGCTGGCACGGAAGTGTTGCCTATTGTAAAAAGCGGCAGCACAGTCAAAGTTAGCGTTGCTGATTTGACCGCAGGACGGACTTTTAGTGCTGCCTCACTGGGCCTTGGCACTACATTACCGGCTTACGTTTTTGATTTTCGCAGTGGCTCTACAGCTACTGTTGGTTCGTTTTCGTCTAGCAACTCAGGTGCTTACTCAGCGTCTGGATACAACGGAACCGTTGCAAGACTATTTTTGAATGGTGGAGGCGCTACCGGGGCTGCGAATGGGATTGAATTTACGGCTGGCGGCAATAACGAAAGTTTTTTTGGCACTGTACAAGAGGCTGGCGGTTCTGCTGCGTTTGTGTTCCAGGGTTACAACGGCAGCATATACCGTGAGTATTTCAGGATAGGCTCTAGTGGCGATGTCACGTTGACAAACGGAAACGCCGTCATCGGCACCGCCGGCAAAGGCATCGACTTCTCCGCCAACACCCATGCGGCGGGCATGACGAGCGAGTTGTTGAATTGGTATGAGGAGGGGACTTGGACGCCGACGGTTCAGTTTGGCACTGGCAACACTGGCATGACAGTAACCGCATCGGGTCGGTATACCCGTGTTGGAAGAACCGTAACCATTCAAGTTAACATTGCATTTACCGCTAAAGGCGCATCAACCGGAAACTTTAGATTTGATTTGCCTTTTTCTGCTGGAGCAAAAGCATCTGGCGCCATGGGATTCAATTATTCATGGGCAACAATGCCAACAGGTGGCATTTCTTTTATGGCAGACGGAGGCTTTGTGTACGGTATGCCTGCAAATATTGGCGGATACATTGACGATACTTATTTCAACAATGGTACAACCATTGATGCAATTACCATCACATACACGGTATAAATATGAGCCTGACTAAAGCAACTAATGCAATGATTGTTGGCGCGTATGTTAATGTGCTCGATAAAGGCGCTGATCCAACGGGCGCAGCAGACAGCACAGCAGCCATTCAAGCAGCAATTGATGAGGCTGCCAATCGGCCAAGCGCGGGTGTTTCCTCAACTGTCCATCTTCCAGCCGGTACGTACAAAATCACGGACACATTGATTGTCAACAAGGACATTAGGTTTGTTGGTGACGGCGGTGATGCAACCATAATCAATTTGACTGTTGGCACTGCAAAAGAGGCCATTCGGGTTCAACCGGCGTCTGGTGGGTACATTTGGTTTGCTGAGCTTGAAGGATTTCGCATCAACTGCAAAGCGGGTTCTGTCGCAGGTGATGGGATCATAGTAACTGCAACGTCTCCATCGGCAGTTTCGCAAAGTTACATTCGTAACATTCAAATTCGAGATTTCCGCGATGGCATTACATTTGCCGGCATTGTCAGCAACGAGATCTACATCAACGAAGTTGACAACGTGAAAATGGTTGGGGCATCGCTTGTCGCAGGAGCAAACGATGTTCGATACGGATTACGTGTTTCAAATGCTGTGTACAACACTTTTAAAAACACTGAAATCACCAACATCGGCAACGCAGGATACGCTGTCTATTGCGAAGGTGCTGGATCACATTTTGAGCAGATTACAACGGATGGGGTCTCGTATATTGACGCTCCTTGGGGCGTTGTAGACCACTGGTCGATTGAAACAATCCAATGTACAACACCAGTTATCTCAACAGCGCTATCAATACAACGACTAACATCACTCCGTTCTGTAATTTTGCTTGAAGTTGCGAATTCAAAATGCCAATACGGGATTGGTGTTGCTCCTGGAAGCCAAGGCTTCACTATTTCAGATGTAGTTGTTGAACAGTCTGGCGGCGACCGACCTGACTATCCTTTAACTATTCCTGTATCGAGCGCAGGAACCGTTATTAATTGGAAAGGTGCTGGAGCATATTTGGTTGAAAGCTACACAGATGCTTCTTACATTGAGGCGTGGCGCTTCATTAATTCATCAGACATTACCAACAGAGAGGTTGGCGTAAAGAATGTCGCGTCTGGTGGAAAGCCAGCTGCATCAGAAAAATTGCGCGGCCAACTGGTCTTAGAGAAAAACGGTGCTGGCGTGGCAGATGTAATTTACGTATGCCGCAAAAACGCATCAGATGTTTACGAGTGGCAAGCACTTGCGTAACAATTGACTCAGCGCCTTCTTAGTGCATAATTTAAAAACTGTACCGGCCCAGTAGACCGGGGATTCTTAGGAATCACTCATGACAGAAGAAGTTCAAATCTCAGCGGAAGTGCCCGCGCCAGAACTGGAAGCTACGGCAGCCCCAGAAACTGAAGTTATTCAGCCGGAAGAAAAGCCATCGGAAGCGAGCAAGACCTTCACACAAGAAGAACTTGACGCAGCCATTGGTAAACGCCTTGCTCGTGAGCAACGCAAGTGGGAACGTGAACAAGCGCAGCGTGCGGCTCAGGCCCAAGCTCCGCGTATGCCGGTGGAGATTCCGCCTGCGGATCAGTTCGAGTCGGTTGAAGCGTATGCTGATGCATTGGCAACGCGCAAAGCCGAGGAGCTGCTTCGTAGCCGTGAAAGCCAGCGGCAACAGCAAGAGGTGCTCAGTGCCTATCATGATCGTGAGGAAGATGCCCGCGGGAAATATGAAGACTTTGAACAAGTCGCATACAACCCAAAGCTTCCAATCACCAACGTGATGGCTGAAGCGATTCAGTCTTCAGACATTGGCCCTGATGTAGCTTACTTCTTGGGATCTAACCCCAAGGAAGCTGAACGTATCTCCCGTTTGTCGCCTTACGCGCAGGCAAAAGAAATTGGTAGGCTTGAGGCCAAATTGGCTGATAGTCCACCTGTAAAGAAAACTTCAAGCGCGCCAACGCCAATTACTCCTGTGACTGCTCGGACAACCGGCAGTCCTGCTTACGATACAACTGACCCGCGTTCCACTAAAACTATGACGACGAGCCAGTGGATTGAGGCAGATAGACAGAGGCAATTGCGCAAGTTGGAAGCACAGAAAAACCGCTAATCACTTCTTAAAGGAAAATTCGTCATGGCGAATAGTATTCTTACCATTGATATGATTACTCGCAAGGCTCTTGAGATCCTTGAGAATAATCTGGTTCTGACCCGTAACGTCAACCGTCAGTACGACGACAGCTTTGCTGTTGAAGGTGCCAAGATCGGTTCTACCCTGCGTATCCGCCTGCCTGACCGCGCTCTGGTGACGGACGGTGCTGCCCTGCAAGTTCAGGACGACAACGAGCAGTTCACCACTCTGTCTGTTGCTTCGCAAAAGCACATCGGCGTGAACTTCACTTCTGCTGAATTGACCATGCAGTTGGACGATTTTGCAGAACGTGTTCTGAAGCCTCGTATTAGTCAACTGGCCTCCTCGATTGATGCTGACGTCGCCAACGCCTACAAGACGATTGGTAACTCTGTTGGCACTCCCGGCACGACCCCTGGCACCTCGTTGGTTCTGCTGCAAGCACAGCAAAAGCTGAACGAAAACGCTGCCGTGATGAGCCCCCGTTATGCCACCGTCAACCCTGCCGCCAACGCAGGTTTGGTTGAAGGCATGAAGGGTCTGTTCAATCCCACCGATACCATTTCTAAGCAGTTTAAGAATGGCTTGATGGGCACTGGCGTTCTGGGCTTTGATGAGATCAACATGTCTCAATCAATCAAGGTTCACACCACCGGCTCGCGTGACGCTTCTGCCTCTACCTTGGTGAAGACCCCTGGCGTGACGACTGAAGGCGCTAGCACCATTCTGCTGGAGCAAGGTTCTGTCACCACGACCATTAAGGCTGGCGATGTGTTCACCATTGCTGATAGCTTTGCGGTGAATCCTCAGACCCGTGAGACGACTGGCTCGCTGTTCCAGTTTGTTGCTCTGGCTGATGCAACCGCTGTTGCTGGCACTTGGACTGTGACCGTTGCTCCGATGTATTCGGCCGGTCACGCTTTGGCCACCATGACCGCTCTGCCAGTTACCGGCAAGGCTGTTACGTTCTTGGGTGCTGCTTCTAGCCAGTACGCTCAGAACTTGGTGTACCACAAGGATGCAATCACCTTTGCAACCGCTGACCTGTTGCTGCCCCAAGGTGTGGACATGGCTTCCCGCGCTGTTCACAACGGTATTTCGCTGCGTATCGTTCGTCAGTACGATATCAACAACGACCGTATGCCTTGCCGTATTGACGTTTTGTATGGCTACAGCACGATCCGCCCCCAAATGGCTGCTCGTATCTGGGGCTAAATTGATTAAGGGGCTTCGGCCCCTTTCTGTAACTTTTTAAGGAAATTATCATGGCACTCCCAAAAGTTGGTGATGGCTACCAAGCCGGTGACGGTAACGTCAATGAAGTTCTGAATGTTGGTGCAGCAAACCAAGCAGTTGCTCTGGGTTCTGGCACTGGTGGCGTTACCATTGGTAGCGCTGCTGCCTCCAAGGTTGGCGTTTACGGCAAGACCCCCGTTGTGCAACGTGCCTACAGCTCTGCTGTTCACGCCACTTCGGCCGTTGCAACTTCTTCTTCTTTCGGCGCAACTCAACTGGCTGCTCTGCAAGAGATCCAGCTGACGCTGATCGGTCTGGGTGTTTGGGCTACCGCCTAATAACCTGAGGGGCTTCGGCCCCTTTTAAGGGAACATGAAAGTTATCTTCTGCATTCCAACGCTAAAGAAGCCCTATCAAGTCACGCTTGATAGCCTTGCTGCTTCCATTCCTCTTATCAAAGAGGCGGGATGGGATGAGGGCATGGTGTCGGAGATTGGTTGTCCGTACATTTCCCATGCACGAGCAACCATGCTGCGTAAGGCTTTGGATGCCAAGGCGGATGTCATTGTTTTCATTGACCATGATGTGTCATGGAAGCCTCAAGATCTTTTGACATTGATTGAGACCAAAGGCGATGTTGTCTGCGGAACCTATCGGTTCAAAAAAGATGATGAGGAATACATGGGGGCTGTGCTATCGAATTCAGATGGCACGCCGATGGTCAGGGAGGATGGCAACCTGCTTGCGCATTCAGCACCCGCTGGATTCTTGAAGATTACTAAGGAAGCGATTCATAAGTTCATGACCGCTTACCCTGATCTAGTCTATGGGGAGAAGTATTACCCCTATGTAGACCTGTTTAATCATGGCGCCCATAAAGGAACGTGGTACGGTGAGGACTACGCTTTCTGCCGTAACTGGCGTGAGTGCGGAGGAGAGATCGTACTTGTTCCAGACCTAGATATTTCACACCACACCACCGAGCAAGAATACAAAGGGAACTTTCACAATTTCCTACGTAGACAGCCCGGCGGTGACCTATGCAAGGACTAAGAAATGCCTAATACCAAAGCTGTTGGCGTTGCTTACGAAGACCCACAACTGGACGCTGCTATTCTTAGCAAGTCTGGCGGTACTGTGGGTTTTTACGGCAAGACGCCTTCTTCCCAACGTGCTTCTTCTGTGCAAGCCACGTCTAATCTTGCAACTTCTGCATCATTTGGCGCGACTCAATTGGCTGCTGTTCAAGAAATTATGAACACGCTTACCGCACTTGGACTGTGGAAAGGCTCGGCCTAATCCGAGTTTTTACGCAGAACGCAAGCAGGGGCCATTCTTAGAATGGCTTCCTGTTTGTACTTCGCAGGAATCAAATGAACATCTACCTAAAGCATCATCAACACGGCACCAAAGTTGCCACGATGGAGCTTGAGGCTCAATACGATGAATTAAACGGGTGGGTGCGTTATACTAATGACACGCCTTCTTTGTCTGAAGATGCGGCTCCCGTGAATGAACTGGAAGTTAAGCGTCGGGGAAGACCCCCAAAGACACAAACGCAAGGAGCGTAAGAAATGGCGACAGCCGGTGACATCATCAATTCAGCACTCCGGCTAATTGGGCTACTCGCTGAAGGCGAAACACCATCGCCGGAGACTTCTCAAGACGCTCTTTCGGCCATGAATCAAATGATTGATTCGTGGAACACAGAACGATTGATGATTTACAGCACACAGGATCAAGTTTTTACTTGGCCTGCTGGACTGTTGCAACGAACCTTGGGCCCAACTGGCGACTTTGTTGGCAATCGCCCCGTTTTGCTCGATGATTCAACTTACCTACGAGATCCTTCGACCAACGTATCGTTTGGCATCAAGATGATCAACCAACAGCAGTACAACGGTATTGCTGTCAAAACGGTAACCTCTACTTATCCACAGGTGATGTGGGTAAACATGGAGTTCCCCAACATCCAGATGACCATTTATCCAAGGCCTACACGGGATTTGGAATGGCACTTTGTTTCTGTGAGCGAACTGACTCAGCCGGCAACGTTGGCAACAAATCTATATTTGCCACCTGGATACCTGCGTGCGTTCAAATACAACTTGGCCTGCGAGATTGCGCCTGAGTTTGGTGTAGAGCCTCCGCCAACGGTTGGTCGTATTGCGATGACTTCTAAGCGCAATCTGAAGCGTATCAACAATCCTGACGACGTTA